ACCCCGTCGCCCTCACGCTCAATGGTCATGAAGGCATGAATGGGGCCGATGTTCTTGCGCCCCCTGGCCAGCAACTCGGTGTTGACCTCGAAGATCGGACCGGCGATCGCCGCCATGTTGTCCATCATCGCCCGGGTGGTAGCACAGAGCGACATCTGTGAATCCCTGATCTCCTCCGGCATCCCGACGCCGGTCAGGCCGCTGTCCTCATCCTCGGTGTAGATGAAAGCATGGTACTGATCGGAGGGGCGTTTGCCGAAGGGGGCGACCACCGCCTTGATCACCACGTCGTCGACGAACCACAGGTCGGCCAGGATATCCATGTCGAGATTGTCTTCAGATATCTCAATGCCGGCCGCAGCCAGGGTATGCCCGGAGATGAAGCCGAGGCCACGGTAGATCTCATACCTGCGGGCGGTGCGGTCGGCGAGGTTCGAGGTCTTGGCCAGGGTGTGCAACTCGGCCTCATAGGACTTGGCCAGGTAGTTGCCAGTGGCATGGTCCTTGATGTACTCGCGGATGCTCTTGCCGATGAAGTCGTCACGTTTGGACAACTCCCGGAAGTCGTGCCGGCTGAGGACAGCCCGCTCGAACATCATCTCCTGGTCCTCCCAGCACTTGGCCGATAGGTCCGGGTAGAAGTCCCAGATCCGCACATACTCCGGGTATGGCCGGCGAATGGTCTTCTCCTTGGCGACATAGGCGCCGGTGGCTGGGTCCATCTCCCAATACCGCTCTCGCTGAGTGCGGACCATCGGGCAGCGGGCGACGCCGAAACCGTAGATATAGCCGCTGCGGGTGACCCGCTTGCAAAGCTGGGGATGGTCGACATTGGCATCGGAGAGTTGGTCGGCGATCTCGGTCTCCATCCTGCCCTTGCGGTCCTCGGCGAACTCCCTGACCGCTCGCTCGATCGTCTCGCTGCTGATCGGCTCTCCGGTCTGCTGCAGGTTGGCGAGGATGTTCTCAAGGGCGTCTTTCGGAATGGAGGGGGACGGCGACACCGACAGGGTCCAGTTGCGGTCCTGAGAGGGGAACATCATCTCCATCATCTTGGCCACTCCGCCCTTGATCTTGACCTTGGTGTCACGCGGGTAGACGTGGGAGCGTTCTTCCTGGATATACTGGAGGATCTCCGGATCATACTTGCCGAGGTACTGCCGCAGGTTCTTCAGCCACTGTGCCTCACAGAGAGCCCGGTCGTTGATGAACTGGGCGAGGGTGCCCTTCAGGTGGGTGCCGAGCTTGGACAGTTCATCGAAGTTGTATTTCATTGTCGCCTCTTTAAGTGCTTGGTTTAATAGCCTTCTTTCTGGGCAGGGCGGTAAGATTGAAGCTGATTAAGCGGGTTATAGTCTACTCGAACATGATCGGCCGGGTCGTACTTGCCAGAAAGCAGATATAAGTCACCATACTGTCCGGCCTCAGCTATATGGGACCATGCGTTTTTCTCTGGGCTATCCGAGAACTCACCGGAGAGCTTCTTCTTCGGGTATCGGTACTTGCTGCGCAGGGCCTCGATATACAGCTTGCAAGAGGGGTCAATAATCATCAGCGGCTCGCCATCCGGATACTGACTGAGCATGTGCTCCGTCGCTTCGATGCGCACTTTGGGGTCGTTGGTCGATGCTGCCTTGACGATCGCTCCGTCTTCGTCGTAATCGGTCTTCAGTACCTTGAACGCCGAGGACTCGTCGGAGTCGGCCCGCCGGCTACCGGCCGGGTCACCGATGAAGATCAGCGGATTGTTTGGAAAGAAGTTCTTGATGATTGGCCGCAGGCGCAGTCGACTGAACCGTTTCATGCCCATATCAAACTCGGCAGCCTCGCGCAGAACCCTGACCCGGCCATCGAGTGACATCTGTTTGAAAGTCGCAGCTGGCGTTAATCCGCAATCGAAGCTGATGATCACCGGCAGGTCCGGGTCCGGCTGCAGATGCACTGGCGACACGTGCCGCTCGGGACGGAAGGTCGCCCCGTAGACCGGCTTACCAGACATGGATGGTGAGTAAAGACCGTGAATGTAGGTATCGACCCAGGCCTTGGTCTGACCCTTGGCGAGGTCCTTGTAGTAGTCAGGATGGAGGTGGTCGAGGTTCTCACCCTGCGGCGACAGGCCAGATGGCTGCTTGAAGGTGTCGACCTCGATAATGCTGTTGTCGTTGCCCTCTTCCTGCGGCAGGTGCTCCATGAGCTTGAAGGCGGCACTGTCGATCTCGGGCGGGTTAGTATCCATGATCAGACCGTACCATGCCCCAGGCACCTCAACCGGGTTCGGGTAGCGGCGCAGACGGCCCTTGATGTCTGCGTACAACGGTACAGGCACCTCACGAAATTCGTTGATAAAACAGCCTGTTAGCTCCAAACTGAGAACTCTTCCTATATCGTCAATGGTGTCGAGCGGCAGGAACAGGATCTCGGACTCCACGTCTCCGAACTTGAGCCGAAATGTCATCTTCGACTCATGCCAAGTGCCGAGGTCACGCATCCAGTGCATCCAAGTAGCAAGAGTCGTGTCGCGTAATTGTTTTACGGTATTACGTACAATCGCCCACTTAGATGATCTTTTACCGTTGTTCCAGGGGGGCATCTCGAGGTTGCGGCGGAGGATCTCCACACACATACCGGCTGATTTTCCGGATCCTATCGGGCCGCTGATCGCCCTGTGAAAGGCGTTTGAGCGCATGAACTTGGCGACCGTCGGCGGCGCAGTGTAGTTGAAATCCTTTATCATACCTTAGATACCTCTTCCTCAGCGAACGTCCTGCGCCGAAAATCGGAGTACTTTTCAGGAAGATCTCCGAGATTACCGCCTTTTCCTGTTCCATTCACCTTCCAGGGCTTGCACATCAAACAGCCAGCCCTGCGATTTTTTGGTCTTCCTTTTTTGTGGTGGCTCATCCCTGCAACTCCTCAGCACACCTAACACAATATTGGCAACCAGGAACTGCTTTGCGACGACCTTCAGGGATTGGTTCTTCGCAGTCCAAACAATGCGTTCTTGACTCTCCATAAAAAACTTTTCGATTAGCTAATGCTTCTCTCAGATGTATCTCAGTTTGTTCCCACGCTACATCGAGTTGATCAGCCATTGAACCTCCGAAAACTTAATGCCTCAGTAAGACAGTCAGCAAGCGCACGAAATATAGCAACAAAGTCAACATCTGGATTAAGTTCATTAACTAGCAACTGGTTATTTGTTGATTTCATATGAAGTCCTGGCAGCCTTCTCTCACAGTTACCACAATCAATACAAAGAGCTGGTTCAATACTGATCACATACATCTCAATGGCCTCCATATGTAGACGCCATTACTTCACTCCATGCCTGCCAATAAAATGTATTCCATGTCTCACGATGTGGCTTGCCTGGCCGCCATGCTGAAAGATACTGTATCCATGAATGATCATAATCATTAGGTCCTGGCAAACTTACTGGCAATGTCCAGAGTAGAAGTCTTGCAAATGCTGTGGCCAACAAATCATTATGCTCAATAGCTTCGTAAACGTCTCTTGCATTCAGATCATATTGTAATCTTTTAAGTACACTTGATGCAAATATCTTAGAACTATGATGCTTTAAAACTCCAGTAACTCCACCATGTAACTCAAACTGAAAGAAACCTCTCGCTGGACCACCAACTTGTCGTCTATGCTCAAATCTTGATTCTTGCATTCCAATTGCTAGAAGCATAGCTCTAGCTGCCGGTGTATCCATACTGCCTGGAAGCAAAGTTAACCCAGGCAAAACTACGAACTTTAATGCCTCATTTAAGGTCACGCTTCCTCTCCTCATCCTGAGCAATCTTCAAACATTGTGTAAGTGCTTCTGCTTGAATCTTTGCATCAATGCCGGCTGCAGTTATTATTCCAGCTGCATCTCTTTCAGGAATTCGATTCGCACAATTTAACAATTCTTGAATCCTCTCAACAGCGCTCATTTAATCTTCTTCTCCTTCCTTGCTTCTGAATCGAATTGCAAATAAGTAAGAGTATTAATGCTTGAGTTCATCTCAGTCAATGACCGTAACAATGCCTCGTAGCGTTCTTCAACTCTTGCCTGCCCTGTAGATAATTGATCAAGTTGCTTTGTAATGATTTTAATCTCAACCGAAGTAGCCCCAATTCCTACAGCATACTCTCGTTTCATTTCATTCTTGATGTCAGTTATATATGCATAAGCTCCAGCTACAAAAACAGTAACCAACAAAGACCATCCAACAATCCTATTCTGCCACGTAAGTATCTTTGGAATATTGGAAATTAGTATCTCCATACCTTTTCTGCGCTCCACTTCAACTCCATGTAGTGAACACATGCCATCATCTCCAAAGGTACACTTTACTTTATGCTCTTCGGTCATTCNACTCGTCCTTTCCGGTCATCAGGCCAGAGTAATCATACCTTTTCAATAAATATACACTCACCACCGTGATGCAGCCTGTTCTCAACATCAGAGATTTTCATAACCCAGAAGCCATGCATTACTTTGTTCCACTCGAACCATGAGTTTGGTCCACCGATCAGTTCATCTCGCAAATTTACAAACGTCCCAAGATGTGCATGACCTCCAATTATCTTGCCAGTCGG